AATTCGGGTGCTATTTTGTTCTTCATTAGTTTTATAACCATACTCTGAATTGTTACATCTGTCGTAGCTCGGATTTTTAAACGAACTGATTATTTCGAGCGGAATACCTTCGGGATAAGCTTTGCAACTCATGCCCCATTCACCCTTATTGCCTGTTCTGTTTTTGCAAACATTGCATTTAACTGTATTTGACGAAATCACTATCTTATCCCTCCTTGATGTAAATGTTCAGTTACAAGTTCAACAATTTTATCGGAATATCCTATTCTGCTTAAAGCCATACTGTCCGCATAAAATTCATATATGTTCTTATCGTTTTCACAAACGCCCGCTTTTATAGCTTTTTTGAATATATTATACCCATTTTCACTTTCTATAAGTTGTTTTGGTATTCTAATATGTGCTGCTTCGTGCTCAGCAAGGAATTGAATTGATTTTGCCTGCTTAGGCATGATTTTATTGCTTGACCAATCTTTTAAAGTATCTTCAATTGCGTTTTTGCTGTTGAAGTATTTTGAAGATATGTACAAACTGTTTTCGTAAGG